ATGGTGAAGACACTCTTAAGATTATGTCCCAGAGAAATGGATATAGGAAAGTAGAAGCTATCGATGAGCATGCTTTGGTGTACGCTGAAGCATATATTGAAGGGATTTTACCTACTGTAGGAGTTTTGAAGTCCGAAAAGGAAGTTGTTTTAGGCAATGGAAATATTGGACGAATAGACCCCAAGACTAGTGTGGGACACGGATTAAAGGGAGAGAAAAGTGATTATCTTGATTTTGAGAATGGATTGATCAAACCCGTTATGAAAGAGAAAGTGCAGCAGTTCTGTGAAGAAGTTGTCGCAGGTACGTACAAGTTTGATACGTACTATACGGAGACTTTGAAAGATGAATTGAAGAACGTTGCAAAGGTAGATAGTCCTAGAGTTTTCAAAGCAGGACCGTTGATGCTGACGCTGATATATAGGTTTTTCTTTGGTGAGATGATGGGACGTATTTCTGATGAACGTTTGACTAATGGTATAATGGTTGGTATTAATCCCTTAGGCTTTGAATGGGAGCGGTTTGCTAAGGCAATGCTGTCTTTTTCCCCGCATTTTTTCGATGGAGATTGGAAGTGGTGGGATATTGGCATGCTGACCCAAGCTCAACAACGAGCTTTGAGGCAGTTGAAGTCAAAGACCTTTAGGCTTGTACATTACCTTCTTTTTAATTCCGTTTTTGGGACGAACCTAGAACCAGAGCAGTATGAGCGCGTATGGGACATGTGTGCTGTGTTGTTGTATATGACTCCTACTATTACAGGTAGGTCCGCATACATAACTACACACTCCATGCCTTCAGGATGTGCCATTACGGCATTTTTCAATTCCCTAGTCAACAAGCTGTATGGCCCATACATTTTTTATGTTTTGCATGTACGTGAGTTTGGTGTTTCACCAAAGATGAACATGTATAGAGAGAACGTGCGTGATTTTGTCTATGGAGATGATAAGGTTACAGCAGTTAAGGATGCTGTGAAGCGCTGGTATAATGGGCCCGCTTTTGCGACGGTAGCTAGAGAAATGGGGTTAGATTTTACCCCTGCCGACAAAGGAGCCTGGCAGTATGATACCAGGCCTTTATTTGATTGTGG